CATTCCGTATCTGGAAAGAACATCTCTCATACTGTTCTGCTGTTTAATCGTTTCTTTGTCCATCCGACAGAATCTCCATTATTCGTTTTCCAGTATTTTTTTTGTCACAAAATAGGAACTCAACGCCATATTTTCTCTGCATTGTGCATAGAATTTTGTACAACGTATCGCCGTGCATAACTTTCTGTTCTTGCTCAATCCAGATACCATTTTTCTTAACCCGCTTCTTCGCCCTGGGATTCTCCCACCAGAGAACATCGTCCAGCTTTTCGATTCCTTTCCCGTGTTCGCATAAGAAGACAAGTTTTATTCCTGCTTCGTTTGCCCGGATAATCTCAGCGCGGAATCTTTCGTGCTGCTGGCACACATTTCCGCATAACTCTGCAAGGTTCTGTTTTCTATCAACTACCAAACGCGGGTTATCATAATTCATGTAATCACCCACATACAGCTTTGACACGAACCATTTTTCCCCTGCCTCGTCAAATGCCTTTTTAATGCCATCAATAACTTTCTGATGTTCCCTGCTATCAATCTGTATCAATTAAATGGCAACTCCTCGTCGATACCATCAGGAATGCTCATAAAGCCGTCCGGGTCGGCTTCTGGATTCGGTGTAGGCGATGCTGTCTGTACCTGTGAAGAACCTTTGCTTTCGCCGAATTCGATTTCCTCGACAACAATATCTGTTGTATATACCTTCACGCCGTCTTTATTCGTATAGGATCCTGTCTGGATTCTCCCGGATAAATCCGCTTTCATTCCTTTAGAAAAATATTTCTC